CCCGAACACTTGGTGCTATAGGTAAACCAAGTCGTTTAGCCCGTGCCAACATTGCTTGTATTTGATATTCTGACATACCTCCGCGTCTTGCGTTTTCTGCTTCTGAACCAACGTCGAAGGGAATAGTTTCAATCCCAGATGGGCGAGGCATCGGCCTTCCTTTTCTCGGAAAAACGGCTCTGTTATTATTGAAACGGCCATACGCGTTATTTAGGTAATCCGAAGCGCCACTTTTAGCATCGGCAAACATCTCTTGAATACTGCGTCTTCTCATGTTACCGCTCCGCGCTGAATTGCCGCGTCCATCATTTTACGAATTGCATTTTTCACGCGAGGTTTATTACGCAACCATTTCGCGAAAGCTGGGCCGTGGTTCATATATAATTTGCGGAACCATCGAGGACTGTTGTTGAGCATCCAATCTCTGAACAGAACCCAACGCACATTTTCATCACCGTATATTTCTCTTGCCACCCAACAAAAGAGCGATCCAAGTCCTGCTACATTCGAGGCCACACCTGGCCCTCCGCTCAAAGCGCCCAACCCTGCGATGCCCAAGCCAGCGACTTGTCCGAAGGTGCTTGGGCCTGGGCCAGTAGTGCTTTGCCCGATGAACGCATTTGGATTAAACGGCGCTTGTTTTATCGCGCTCTGCAAAAAACCAAGCTGTGCATACGGATAAGCGCTTTGTTGTTGAAAATCTTGATAGGCGAGATCCATTCCCGCTTGTCCCATTGCTTGCTGTTGAGATCCTTGTGCTTGAAGCAATGCTGCTTCCTGTCCAAGCATTTGTTGCTGCTGCGCTCCTAATCCAGCGGCGATCTGTGCAGAAGATAACTGTCTGCCTTGATCTGCTTGAAAGGTTGCACGATTTAATCCAGCAGCGCCTCGCTGCGCTTGTTCATTTGCGATTGACTCTCTAAGCCCCGCATCCTGATCTGCACGATATGCACCAAGTGCTGTGTTAAAGCCCCTATCTCTTATTTGCGATCCTACGTTTCCAACCGCTCTAGTATATCGATCAGCGGCTAATGCGTCTTGTAGTCCATGTCGCGAACCACCGTAGGAACCCGCTCTGTTTGCAGCACCTTGCCTAGTCAAGCCCTGCCGATCAAATTCCTCCTGCATATCCTCCATCGTAGAGTCAATAACCGCATCCTGATAAACGGATTGGTACGGTGCTAGACCAGCAGAGGTAAGGGTGTCTATGCCAGACACGCTACCGGTATAATCCTGACCGCCCATGTCTGCGAAAGTTCTGCCACCTTGTGTTGCTCTCGCTGTGGCAGCGTCTAGAGCAGGATCGCCAATTCCTAAATTGTCACGGATAAGATCGAAGCTGCCAAGTTGATCAGTAGTAAACTGTTGAATCCTTGGGCCATCATAGGTTGGGTAGTCGGTTCTAGCTCTGTAGATATCCCGCCCAACATCATAGAGTTCTTCAGAAGCAGCCGCTTGCCTTCTGTAATAATTCTCTAGCCATTCTGGGACTTCTGGTGATTGAACTGTTGTTTGGGTTGAGTTTCCACAGCACATAGGTATAGCCCACCGATTCTTTTAAAGCCTTGATTTTCAAAAAATCTATCTTTGGCTTTGACCCGATCTCCGCTACTGATGCCTAGCATCAATGGAAGATCTAGCTTGCGAGCATATGCCTTCAACTCGGTGGTGAGCAGCTTTGCCGCTCTACTTCTTCTTGCGGAAGGTGCAACATAAAACACACCTTCATTTACATATTTCTCATGGCTAAACCAAAACGCAACCGGCTTTGCCATTGTCACTCCGACTATATCCTGACCTCTCTTTGCGATAAAGATTTTACCTTCGTGATAGTGATTACCAATATACACTAGTGTCTTTTTAACGTCCACAGACGGGAACTCGTTTTTGTACTCACTGTGGAATTGATCAACTAAAATTTTTGCAACAGGAACAACATCGTCAGAAGTTGCAGTGATTATTTCTACTTCCGTCTTCAATTTGCGCCGCCTTGGTTTGCTCCCCTTGAGAGAATACCCTCAACATCAAGTTCAGCCGGTATCGTTCCTAGCGAGTTAGGAAAGAAGTCGAACTCACCGCCAGCCGTTCCATACACGCCGGTAACTTCTTGAATTGCTCCAGGCGTTCCAGGCGCGACATACTGTTTTTGCATCATGCCGTTTACATCTGGAATCATGAGGTAAAACCTTACGCCAACGCCCTGATCAGCAAGACGTTGTGTTGAATCCGCAGCGGTTATAGTTTCAATGCCAGATCGGTCAGCAGGTGTAAACACATCACCGACGGATGATGGACTGTAAGCACGACCATCTGGTGCATCTGGGAAGTCAGCTATTAAAGGGAATGTAGCACCTCCAATAACAGGATTCCCTCTACCGCCATCACCATCACCATCACCATCACCATCACTGCCACCCGAAGGCGCTATACCTAATCTTCCCTCTTCCTGACCATAGTCTAAGAAGTGACGGTATAGCCTGTCGGGTGAAGAGCCATAAACACTAACAACATCAGGATTGTTTGCCGCATAGAAAGCACCATCAAATGTTTCTTCGGGTGGTGCTACTATCTGCGATGCACTAGTTAAGCGACCTGTATCAGAGCCGCCAGAAAAATCTGTTTCGCCTACACCAAACTGCAAGTAGTGGCGTAATAAGTCTTGCGGATTTGAACCAACAGCCGCTGCTACATTTGGATTACGTCCACCATAAAAATCTGCAAATGCTTGTGGATCTTCTTCAAAATCTCTAATTGTTTGACCTGTGTTTTGAGGTGCAGTACTTGCATCTGCTGCTCTACCTTCGGTCTGCCCAAAGTTGTCGTAATGGGATTGAGCGAAAGCATTCATCGCCGCTGTAAAATCTTCTCCAGGCTGTATACCCGCCGCCCTTGTTGCGGCTTTTGCCTGTTGCATTACCTGCGGGTTGACCGAAAGATAGTAAAGAGGATCGATAGGCGCGAACTCTGGAAGCCCTGTCGCAGGGTTTATACTTCCTCTACCACCCATAGCCATTAGGTTCTTTGCTTCCTCTGGATTGATATGTGCAAGGATAGTATCGCCATCTCGACCAAGTCTCTGCATTCTCTGCGCAACCGACATAATCCCATTGTTATTCATCATGTCACTATACTCCCGATACCAACCGGCCTTCCTCTTGGCACTTGTATAAATTCCCTAGCACTTGGATTTGCTATGGAACCAGGTGTTGGCTCCGTTCCAAATCGCCCTTCGAACCGCTGCTTGAATGTGTCGAGAGATCCAAAGTTCTCAATGATTCTTGTTGCGTCTTCTGGAGAATATCCCATGCCCAACAACGCTGCTCTTTCTGCATCAACCCCTAAGTCAGGATCTGGCTCTGGCTCTGTCTCCGGTACATCAGGTTCAAAGTTCATAAAATCAACTTCGCCACCTCCAGCGATGTCCATGTCACGCGAACCTTGAATGTCACTTTCATCTTTCGCTGCTTGCGTTACATTAACACCCAAATTTTCCTCTAGTTCTGTCAGACCAGCGGGTCTACTTTGTGTAGTTGTACCCATAAGAGAATTAAGTCCATACCCAGCCATTGTATCGTTGATATTGGTAGCCATGTTAACTGCTGCAAGCGCTGGACTGATAAACCCCGCTATTGAAGCAAGACCCCCCGTTAAAGAAGCTATGCCGGGGTTTTTGTCTCTGAAGCCTCTATCAAGAGCATTGTTCACATCTAATTGTGCCTCTGAAGGGTCGTGAGAAAGTCTCGCATCCACTACGGAATCTAGAAATCCTGGTTTATCCTTAGCTTCGGCTAGCGCTTTCATACCAGGTAGCGAGTTTAACACACCAAACGTACCTGCTTTATTTAAATCATGTTTACTCAAATCTTTTGTGGCATCATTATACGTTTTATTGTAACCGTCAACTGCCGCAACAGATTGAATGCCTGTCATTGACCGCGCCCTATCCTCATTAGGATTACTTGAAGTTCCAGTTTCACTAGATCTTTCACGACCTGGATCTCCGTAACCTTCTTGTTCATCAACCATGTCACGATCAGGATCGTTAGATGCTTCAGATGATGCATTTACACCCCCTGTTTCATCTGCACCTGACGCTCCTCCCCCAGTTGCAGAAAAAGCAGGAAGCCCTGTCATAGGATTTACGTTGCCATCTGGAAGCACACCCATTTCCTGTGCCATCCCCATCATGTCGGGTGACATATGCGCCATCATGGTATCGCCACCTTCACCAGCGTTAGACAACATGTCACCAGCCATTGGAGTCATTACTGTGCTTTGTATGTCCTGCTTTATCGCCTCTAACTGATCTGGAGATAGCCGTCCTTTGAAGACGATAGACATCCTCTCCATAGCCTTGTTCATATCACCGCTGGATTTGCCGTGTCCGTCTAAAGAAGTTATTCCGTTCATCATCATAATGATCTATTACCAAGTGTGCGTTGAAATGAATAAACAGGCAGTGGTTTGTTTTGAAAGTTTGACCATCCATAACCGTTGTATCCCTGGAAAAATCCAAGGTTTTTGTTGTAGATGATTGCGCCGACGTTCACATTTGGTAAGAGGTCGCGTTCCTCTGAAGTATACTCTTTTACAGTCTTTCCATCAAGGATTCTGATCCGTCTTCCTTGCTCATCACTGTCATTTTGTGCGACTTCTGTTAAGCGTCTAGCCCAACCGAATATATCCTGCGTTGCGGCATCTGGAAAACGGCTCATCGGAAACCTCCTGCTGTTACATCCATACGAAGATCACCCAGCCGCCAATCATCACCAACGCCATCTGTAGAAATTTGCAGGGACATCTGCCGCGCTTGTACGCGGTAATCTAACTTACTTGTACTGGCAGTAACCTGTCTTGCGGTTTCAGTTGTTTGTGTTGCGTTTGGAAATCGCTTGTGCTTCACAGTAAAGTTTACACTAGCACCATCACCCAACACCAGATCAGGAACAATGCGCCGCAGTTCCATCACACGGTCACCATCGTCAATGTCCATTGGCCCAGAAGTAATACTGCTTTCAAAGGCAGCACCATCGCTGTCAACACCGTTCTCATGGGAGAACACAACACCACTAGAGTTTATCATCTGTGGTGTATCGAACACGCCGCGATCATTGCCGCAGGTTCTGTCGAAGGTTCCTATGCTCCAGGTATTTTCAAGATAGTTAAAAATTACATAGCGATCACATTCATCGCCATCATGTGGATACAGCCACCATATTTCTGAGAAGGAACTGTTTGCAAAGGCGTATACCTTTTCCATCTGTGCCGGTGACATATTGTCGAATATATGGTCTTGAACCGTGCAGGGGAGTACTTGCGGTTCACCGCCATTGTAAACATAGAATTGTCTGTTGTTGCCCATCCAGTAGCAACGAGAATCCACAACCGCAAAACCATTGGGGCCGATTATACCACAGCTTGTACCAGCAAGTTGAAAGTCATAGACGAAATCGATATCGCCAATATTTCTGGCCGTATACAGAGCGCTGTCGGTAAATATTAGGTTGAGAAGGCGGGTGCTTGTACCGGCAATTAATCTGTTGCCTTCTGATAAAATTACGTCACCGGCAAGATTGGTTGCAGTAGTTATATATGTCTCTGCGTCTTCCTGATCGGAGAACATTACCCGCATCGGATTGAAATCACTCGTCACTCCAGCGGCATTCATGTTTGTGCCAAGTAGAAACACATGACGGTTTGGATCAACAAACATAAAACCTATTTCAGAAGGGGCTATCACTTCGCTGTTTGCATTCTGATAGATCTGCTCTGCTCTCGCGGTTACATCGAGAGGCCATCTCCACAACCCTTGAGATCGTGGATTGAAAAGAAGATCCTCACCAAATTGTGCTGATGAAACGGTACGCAGTAAAAGTCCAGTTGCGTTCCTCGCCGTTGACCAGGTGCTGGTGTTCCATGTTCCTGTAGACCAGCCAAGACCGGCAACACCATCGGCGCGACCTGTTGTTGCTTCGTAACTGAAAGTCACTGACGATCCACCACCAGCGGCAACTGTACTTGTTGCAGCAGAAGAGGCGGTAATAATATAGGTGTTTGCATTGGTTACGGATGTCACTTGAAAAGTTGTGTCTAGATCGAGACTGCCCACCGTATCGCCGTTTGCAAAAGTTACAAAGTCGTTGGCGATTAATCCGTGGGAACTATGCGTAACAGTAACAGCAGCGCTTTCGTTTGTCGTAGCAAATGGATTTGCACCTAGAGTGCCACTGCTTCGAATTGGTGTGATGTTATACGCAGCACCACCTGTCCAAACGTAGTGTCGAAGGTTTGTGTGGATAGCCAGGAACTTGATAGAAGCATTACTACGCCAGCTAAACATACCTCTTGGAGTGCCATCCAATGTTGTTGAACTGATGGTTGTGAATCCACCGATCTTTTCAGCGCGACCATTTTTAAAACGCACATGGTCACCATCTATCCAAGTGCCTTCTTGCGAGTACTCAGTATCTGTTTTGTTAATGCCAGATCGAAAAGGAACTCTCTTCAACATTTTTTATGTCCTGTATGTGCGTGTTTTCTTTGCAATTTTTTTAGGCTGCTTGCTGTGTTGTTTTCCCTTTTTTGTGTCTTCTCTTTTTTTGCGTGTAGTCGCTGCATACTCTTTGGAACTTAACGCCTTTCGTGCTTTCTTTGGTAGATAACGCTCATTAGTATCACCTGACTTCTTACCAGACTTCGTTCCCCAATCCTCGGCGCTCCATTTTTTGAGAGAGCGTTGTGACTTTTTGAGAGCCATTAGGCTTTCTTCCCACGTTTTTTCTTTTGGTTCGCTAGTACTTTGGAAAGAGTTTTTGCTTGTTTACCATGAGCCGTTACCGCTTTTTTTAAACCAGCTATGACTTTTTTTATTGGTTTTGTGTTGTGTGCCATCATCTATATCCTCCACCCGCCGCTTTGTATTCCCGCGCAAGCATTTGAGCTTTTCTCCCAGACCATTGTCCTGCCTTACCGCCTTTTGTACCTGACTTAATTTTGTTGAACAGGCGCTTGCGCATTGTTGGCTTTGTATAATTTCCCGCTTCGTTAACCTTAGATTTTGCTTTTTTCTTTTCTGCCATTATTAGTACTCGATATGAATTGCGTGAAAAACCATTCCCGCTGATAACGCTTGGCTGTAGCCAGCGTAAAGAATTGCACCTGCTTTAAGTTCCAATGGCTCTACTTCCGAAATCGGTCTCGATGGATCATTGTTCCAACAAAACTCAACCGGATTTGGCGCTGATGTAGAAGATACAGTGTTGGCAGATATTGTCTTTGACAAAGCAAGTCGTAATGTTGTTCCACTGTCTGTAGATACCCATAGATACAGAACTCCCGCTGTACAAGTTGCCCTGGGAATTGCCCATATTTTTGTAACACGATCACCTTCCGAACTTGCGGTTAACAACGCAACCGTGTTGTCGGGACTGTCATCGTTGAGAGATGCTGTCGCAGCAGTCGTAACTCCATACGCATAATCGTGTGTTTGCGGAAAAGCTGCGGAAGTAGTTTTAGCCATTCTTCACCTACAAGGTAGCGTTACATGCGTCCAGCGCATCCCAAACAACTTTTGCATGAGCGGCATTATCAAATGCTTTGGTATTATCAGGATCAGAATCCGTAGGATCGGGGTCTGTCCAATCTCCTGACACAGATTCTAAATAAGTTTGTAAATCAGACTTACTAGCAATCTCGGTAAAGTCTCCACTACCACCATGTTTAACAATGCCTATCATAACATTATCTCTAGGTGATGCAGTGTCTGAGTCTACGACTACATAAACCCCATGCATCCCCATTGGATCATGCCCAAAGTGCAGAAAATCTGGAATAGTTCCGTCAGCATTTAATCGATATTTACATACTTTATAAGCCATGAAATCTCCTATTCAGCGGCTAATTGTGGGGTATTTGTGAGCGATGTCGGATCGTAAACATCGAAACCTCGGCTATTAGCAAACTCAGCGGGGCAAAAGGCCCACTTGTCAGCACATGCTTCTAGCCATTCCATAGTATTTGCGTGTGTTGGCGCTTTACCTTCGCTGATAATTTTGTTTTCCCATTGCAGGTAAGCAAATACTTCAGCTTGGGCTTGGGCTGCGTTAATCCCAAGATCAAACAAGTATATCATATTACCTTCATCAATTGTACCGCCGCGAGGTCTAGCGCTGTTTAACGCTTGCTTCATGCAGGTCATAATATGATATCGCGCTTCTTCTAATTCGTAGTCCTCTTCGGTTAACTCTTCTTTACCGATATGCTTCATAAGATTGTGGTATTGATTGGTAAAAAAGTTCATCTTTCTTATAGCGCCCTGGACGCTGTTCTTTGTGCCTTCTAGGTGACCTTGTATTTCTAGTATCTCTATCTCCAGTAACTCTTGGTCTAAATCATCCTCACACAACTTTAGGTCACGTTCCTTCTTCTTGAGTTCGTTTTCTTTTTTCTTCATGCCAATATAGGCTTCTTGCAACGCACCTCTGGTACGATCTATTTCTGCAAGCGTATGCTTTACAGATCTAATTGGTGTTATTGCAGTAACATCAAGGGTAACGCCCATGAACTGCGAATGCGACTTGTGAAAGTTAGAAGTAGCCTGGGCAACTGCTGTTGATTTGTTTGCGATGTTTGTAAGCATCGAATGATACTCAGGCTTCACATCGGGAAGATTAGATTTTAGTTGCTGCACAACTAAACAAGTGTTTGTCATAAAAGGACTCTCAATGCTTCAGCGGTTGTACGCTGAGTTTGTTAGCCCCCTTTTATTTAAACGAATATACCTCAGTTAAAAATATTAAGCTATACCACCATGAGAGTTAGCAGATGAGAATTTTTGATAATGATTATCTAAATCTCCCCAATCTGTTGCGTTGCCAGTACTAGCAATAGTTATTTTATCAAT